CACCTAGCGGCAGCCGTCACCTGTATTTCAACTGGCCATCCGCAGGGGGAATCCGAAACACTAACAATGTTCCCGGTCCCGGGCTTGACGTGCGTGGAGAAGGTGGGATGGTCATTGCACCGCCGTCTGCCAAACCTGACGGCAGGCGGTATATCTGGGTAAATTCGTCACCCGTGGTAGACGCACCGCAATGGCTTATTGACCTCGTTACGCCTGACGCGTCGCAGATGCCCGCGCCACGCCGCGCCACCCCGTCCGCGCTGGGCGAGGTCGAGGAAATGCTGGCATACATCGACCCGGACGCGGGCGGTTACCAAGGATGGCAGACGATCCTATCTGCCATTCACGATGCCTCCGGTGGCTCTGAGGATGGCATGGACCTTGCCGACAAATGGTCAGAACGCGGGGCGAACCACAAACCTGGTGAAGTGCAGGGCAAGTGGTCCAGCTTTACGCAGGGCAAAGGGGGTGGTTCGACCATCGCTACCATTGCTGAAATGGCCAAGCGCGCCGGTGCTGATGTGACAGCCATCGGTGCGCGCCACCGCCTGATGACCATGCCCGGCCCATCGCATGTCCCGGCCGGGATGCTGGCCGCCCCTGCCATGCCCAGCGCGCCGCGAGCGGCAAGCGTGGTCGATCTGATCTGTGCGCGGGTTAAGGACAACCCTGACGATGCGGTTCACACTTTGGCCGGGGAAATTGCACGGCTTGGGCCGCTTGATCGTGAGACAGTTCTGGACTTCTGTAAAACCTATGGCGTCAAGATCAAGATGCAGATCGCGGTCAAGGAATCCATCGCCGACGCCAGAAAAGCGGCCATGGACTTGCGCGGACTGATTGCCGACAAGAACGGCGGCCCTGTCCCGAACATGACCAACATCAAGCGGGTGCTTTGCACTGAGGAAGGTTGGACCGGGACTTTTGCCAAAAGCCTGTTTGACGATGCGGTTTGGCTGCGCCGACCTGACACCCGGCAGTTGAATGACGATGACGTGCTGAAGGTCATGGAGATCATGCAGAGCGACCTGTTTCCGTCCATCGGGGTTGAGACGGTCCGGCACGGCGTCCAGGCGGCAGCGGCCGGCAATACGTTTCACCCGGTCAGGGAATATCTGGAAAGCCTGCCGTGGGACGGGGTGAGCCGGGCCGGGCGTCTGTTCACCGCATATTTTCCGTGCGCGTCCGAAGATCCTGAATATCTGAGCGCGGTCGGTGAAAAATTCCTGGTCGGCGCCGTGGCCCGCGTGATGCACCCTGGGTGCAAGGTCGATACGATGCCTGTCATTGCGGGCAACCAAGGGCAGAAAAAATCAAGCGGTCTGGCCGCGCTGGTCGGCGATCAATGGTATGGCAACGACATGCCCGACATGACCCAGAAAGACGCCAAGGAATGGCTGCGCGGCAAGTGGGTGGCGGAGATCGGCGAGTTGTCTTCCATGCGCGGCAAGGACATTGAACACGTCAAAAACTTCCTTTCCACCACGAGCGACAGCTACCGTAAATCATATGGGCATGTCACTCAAACCTATCCGCGCCAGACAGTCTTTGCCGGGACCGTCAACGGCAATGAATATCTGTCGGACGAGACGGGCAACCGGCGGTTTTGGCCCCTTCAGATGATCGAGGGGGCCATCGTCGATGTGGTGGGGCTTGAGCGCGACAGGGGGCAGCTATGGGCTGAGGCGCTGCACCTATACCGCAGCGGCACGGCGTGGTGGTTTGACGAGGGCGAGTCGGCAACCCTGTCGGCACAGCAGGCTGCGGCCCGCTCGGTGGACATTGACGAGACCCGCGTCGCTGACTGGCTGCGCGGACAGGAGGGGCCTGTGACGGCTGGCGGTGTGGCCCTAGCGCTCTTTGCAGATGCGCCAGGCAACAAATCGTTGTCGATGCGGGTGGCCCGATACCTTCAAGGTGCGGGGTGGCGCGTGTCCAAAACGGTAAGGGGATCGAAGCACTGGGACAGGGGGCGCGGGGCGGAACCTTACGTCTCCCCGTCGTGCGGGGGGAATGTGATGCCTCTGATACCGCGCCGATAAATTGCCGTTAAATTAAAGCCCCGCTCCATTAAATTGTGGCGGGGCTTTTTCTTTGTGGGGTGTTCCATGTCAACCCTGATTGATTAGGTCAACCCCGCCTTAAAGCATTGATTTTGAAAGACGATGCGGTAAGGTTGACTAGGGTTGATCTATCTATAGAGTTATGGACAGAAAAAAGAATAGGGTGGTCTATAATTGCTATAATTTATAGAATGGTAATAGTATTATTTTTCTATGGTAGCCCTCCAAGGAAATTGCGATTAGATCAACCCTGTCAACCCTGTGCGCGCCAATGCATTGGCATCAAAGGATTTTTTCCGTGGTTGACCTGTTTTCTCAGGGGTTGACCACTTCCCCCTTGCACGCCCCGGCAATAAGTGGCAATATCGGCCGAACGCAACAGGAGACGCACCATGCAGATGCCCCAGAACAAATTTGACACGCATGCCGCCTGCGCGCGGATGGACCCAGACAGCACGCTCCACCACCGGGAACGCTGGCCAAGCCTCGCCTTTGTCTGGGACGAGTTGGACGACTTGCGGGCCGGAGCGATCGACCCTGACGACCACGCTTCGGTCGAAAAGGAACTCAAAGAGGCGTTGGACGAATTGGACGAAATGCGACTCGCGCTCAAGACGGTCTTGGGCGCGCTGGACGATCTTGACGCGGTGCGGTCGACTGCTGAGACTGTGATGATGGGGGAAGGCGCGTGACGGCGCTGGCGCGGGATTGCAAATGGTGTGGTGCATCGATGGAGGGCAAGCGAAGCGATGCGATCTTTTGCTCACGGAAATGCTACGCAGTGTCATATCGAAAAGCCAATCCTGAATATCACCGTAAATACCAGCGTGAATATCAGCGCAAATACGCCCAAGCCAACCCAGACTATCATAGCAATTACCGCCAAGCCAACCGCGAACGGATTGCTGAACGGGATCGTGTCAAACGTCACGCGCTCAAACGTCACGCGCTCAAACAGGAGACAGATCAATGATGCCCGCACCGCGCCCCGTGGCGCCCGCTCAGGACATCACCATGTGGAACAGCCCTGACGGCCAATGGTTGGCCCTGCTGAAATATAACGGGGTTTACAGCCATTCGATCCGTGACACACGTGAGGAAGCGCACGCCGCCTGTGTCAAATTCTGGCGCGAGCATACCAGGGAAGGACGGAACGCAAAATGACGTTTGACCCCGTGACGCGCGCCGCGCATTACAACGATGGCCCGATCGAGGTGATCCACCTTTCGCGCCGCCTGTGCGGTCCGCTCGCGCAGATCGTGCAATACGTGGCCCGCGCGCACCTCAAAGGCGATGAGATGCGGGATTTGCGCAAAGCCCTGTTTTGGACGGATGACCTGATTGCGACGATGAATGACCGGCGGCTGTTGCTGGCGTGCATGACTGAGCCAGATTTTAGCATGTCGGAGTTTACGCGGCAAATGCGCGATGGGCGCGGTCGAATTGTTCGCATGGCGTGGCAGGCTGCGTGGGCGCGTGACGTCAGGGTGGCGAGACGGTGGGTGCAGATTATGCGCGACGCTATCGTGGCGGAAATTGCGCTGATGGAGGGCGAGGCATGACGTTCATTCCGGTTTTTATCATGTGCCTCATGTCCGACCCAACAGCGTGCCGTGTCATGGACGGCGGGCACATGTCCGAAGTCTCGACCATGCGAGAATGCTTGCGCACGCTGGAGGTGGTCGCGCCGCTTGTCCGCATGATGCAGGCTGGTGCAGGCGATCCGGTCACGCTGGAGCCTGCCTGCATTCAACGCCCGATGGGATCTTGAGCCATGCGCGACTTGTTATCCGCAATTATTCGGGCTAGATTCCAATCATGACAAAAATGCCCAAACCCAGAACGAGACCATCTACAGGCAAGGACGCTGCCACGGGCAAATTTTTGGCAGGCAATCGCTTTTGGCAACAGCGTTCATCGCACGGCGCAAAACCTAAGTTTGAAAACAGTAGCGATCTATGGCACGCTTGCGCAGAGTATTTTGAATGGAACGCTGACAATCCTCTTTATGAGGCTCGACCCTTTGCGTTTCAGGGCCTAATCACCATCGCCCATGTTGAAAAAATGAGGGCTATGACCATCGGCGCGCTTTGCATGTTTTTGGATGTGACGCACAAGCAGTGGATTGAATGGCGCAAGGACCGTGCGGATTTAAGTGAAGTCATGGCGTGGGCAGAAAATGTGATCTACCGTCAGAAATTCGAAGGCGCGTCTGCCGACATGCTGAACCCGAATATTATTGCGCGTGATCTTGGCCTTGCCGACAAGAAAGACTTGTCGTCCAGCGATAAAAGCATGTCGCCCAAGGCCGCTCTGGATATGTCCAAGCTGTCGCCCGAAGCCCTTGCAGAAATTGTGGCGCTTGGCGATGCACCTGACTCCGCTTGACATAATTGCCGCTGAAAAGGAATTGTGCCGTCGATCGCTGGCGTATTACGCAAGGCGCGCATGGCACGTCCTAGAGCCGTCCACACCGCTCAAGTGGGGCTGGGCGCTGGACGCCATCTGCGCGCACCTAGAGGCCGTCACGCGCGGCGAAATCAACCGTCTGCTGATGAATGTGCCGCCTGGCACCATGAAGTCGCTGCTGACCGGCGTGATCTGGCCCGCTTGGGAATGGGGGCCAAAGGAATTGCCTCACATGCGGTTCCTCGGCACGGCGCACAAGCAAGACCTAGCCGTGCGGGACGCAATGAAATGCCGTCGCCTGATCCAGTCTGACTGGTATCAATCACGCTGGCCGATGAACCTGATGGCCGACAATAACGCCAAGTTGCGGTTTGAGAACGACAAGACCGGGTTTCGGGAGGCCATGGCATTTGAAGGAATGACCGGCAGTCGCGGCGATAGGGTTCTAATCGACGATCCGCACAGCGTCGCTGATGCCAACAGCGTGCAGAAACTTGCCACAGGCGTTGCGACATTTCGGGAAGCCCTTCCATCGCGCGTCAATAATGAAGATTCGGCTATCGTGATCATCATGCAGAGATTGCACGAGTCCGACGTTTCCGCCGTGGCGATTGATCTGGGATACACACACCTTTGCCTGCCGATGCGGTTTGAAGCGGACCGCCGCTCTCCCGTTGACCCGCGCACGATCGAGGGCGAACTGCTGTTTCCCGATCGGTTCCCTGAGCATCAGGTCGCGCAGCTTGAAAAGACCATGGGGATCTATGCCAGCGCCGGACAGCTTCAACAGCGGCCCGCACCCCGCGGCGGCGGTATGTTCAAGCGGTCGGATTTTCGCGTGGTGCGGGCCGAGCCTGCGGGCTATACGTGGGTGCGCGGATGGGACTTGGCCGCAACGAACGATCCAGCCGCGGCCCGGACGGCTGGCGTCAAGGTTGGCATCGGCCCGGACCGGCGCATCTGCATCGCCCATGTCGTCAAAGACCAAGTAAACGCGGCCGGAGTTGAGCGGTTGCTTGCCAGCACGGCGGCGGCTGATGGGCGCGCGGTTCGCGGATCTATCCCGCAAGACCCGGGCAGCGCGGGCAAGTCTTGGGCGTTGCATCTTCTCAAATCCGCTTTGATGGGGTATAGCTACACGTCAAGCGTCGAGACGGGCGATAAAGAAACCCGCGCAATGCCGCTCGCGGCACAGGTCGATGCCGGTAACGTGGACATTGTGGCAGGCGATTGGAATGGTGATTTCTTGGACGAGGCCGCAACGTTCCCGATGGGTAAATTCAAAGATCAGATCGACGCCGCGACCCGTGCGTTTGACATGATCGCGGGCGTAGATAATTCGTGGGCTGGAACAATATGAGCATCATGGACGGCCTGCGGAACATCGTCGCCAATCTCGGCACTGACCGGGACAAGGCGTCCCACACCCATTATTTTGACACCACGATTGCCGATGATCAGCTTGTCGCAATGTATCGCACAAGCGCTGTCGCCCGCAACGTGGTGGACCTGCCCGCCGAGGATGCGACCCGCGAATGGCGCGAATGGCAGGCTGATGCGGAACAGATCACCGCGTTGGAGGCCGAGGAAAAGCGGCTCGGGCTGCAAGGCAAGACGATGCAAAACCTCAAGCGGGCGCGGTTGTTCGGGGGCGCTGCAATTTATATCGGCACGCGCGATCTGGACGCATCGAAACCACTGGACCCTGCCAAGATCGGCAAGGGCGGGCTGTTATATCTGGCCGTTCTCAACCGCTCTGAAGTCACTGCCGGCCAGATCCAGCGCG